CAGAAAGTGCTGGCCATTGTGGGTGATTTCCACAATGTCGTTTTCTCTTATCTGATACTCAGGAGAACAACAAAGCCGCAGGTCAGAAATGAGGTTCACGCCTCTATCTGTTTTGTCCTGGGTTAAGTCCTTGCCATACTGAGACAGTTTACAAGGGATAGCCTCATAAATGGCCGTTTCCCCTTCGTCGTAATCATCAGAGCCATCATCAGCCTGTATCTGCGTTAGCCGGTAAACATTCGCCGTGTCCTTGTACATCACATTATGCAGGATGCTTTGGAGCCTCACATAATTCGGCATCAGCTCCACCTCAGCTTTCGATAAAGGTTGAGCTTGTTGCGGATGGTCGCAAAATCGGCATCTGCCGCAATGCCAGGAGACTCCGTGGCTGTGGCAAACTCGAATTCTGTATCGTCCATCTTTACTTTTTTCAGTCCCTGCGTGTCGCTGGTGCTGTCCTGTTCCCTTTTGAAAAGCAGGTCAGCGCAGGTGTAAACCAACGCAGGCGGGAAATCGTCCCTGTTACAATAGTCCAGCACATCGAGGATGAGCTTATCAGCATAAATCTGATAGATAGCATCCTTTTCGGTGCCGGTATCGCCCAGCAGAGTTTTGGCTGTCTCGATAATCCGAGTAGCTGCCTCCTCCGGTGTCAAAAAAGCCATGGTCCGCCCCCTTTCATTGAACAAATTGCTTGAACACTCCATATGCTCATGATATAATTAAGAAAAGGACAGGTGATTAGCCCTTCGCCCTCTATTGGCGGAGGATTGTTAATCACCTGTTTTCTTTTTATACCGTCTAACAGCCTTGATATGACCTTTATGTATAATAATTACATCAAGGTCTTTTTTGATGCTTCTTTTCATCCGCTTATCAATTATCTCTATGAGATTATCTAGCGGCAAATCTTCAAAATCGACTTCCAGCATCAATCCTCCGCTATTATCAACAATTTGTTTTATTCCTTTTCTCACAGCACTGTCAGCAGATTTCAATGTTGACAATTTTTTTAAGTCCCATGCCTTGCCATTCCATATAAAGTCGGGGTTTTTAGTATCAAACTTTCCTAATTCCTCGCAAAGCTTCCAATCACCGCCAAATTTATCAAATAGCAAACTCGCCACTCGCACCTCATCGACGTGTTCATTTACACGAAAATTATCTTCCAATGTGAAATGGCCTTGCTTAGGCTTTGCTTTAGCGGCATATTCCTGCATAACATCAACGCCGCTATACTTTACCTTCGCCCGCTTGAAATACTTATTAATCGTCTCCAACACTTGATTGGAATAAGTATAATCTGCTCCGTACCCGGAAATCTTTATGCCCTTCTCTGCACATTTAGCATGTGTAAATGCCTCGGCCATAAATTCATCAAGAGGGTTCTTGCCGGGATTGTCGGCATACGCACTGATGGAGATATTAGGATTTTTCGCCCTGGCTTTTCGATAGGCAGTTCGTATCTTCCGAATCTCATTCCAAAACAGACGATTATCGGAAATACCCAACTTATCAGCTTTTTCCACTGCCAAAGTATGTGCAAATTCATGCACCGTAATTTCGTTAAGCCCAGACGACAATCTCATTGCCGAAGAAGTTATATCCACTTCCCCCGGCCCTTTTTGAATAGTCATTCTATCCGCTTTGTGCTCTACCGTCTTTAGCTTTGTCTCATACTCTGACGACAGTTCTTCCAGTAGCACTTTGGTTTTATCCCAATTAGCACCATCCATATTTATGAACTGAATATCAGAGCGTTTTGGCTCCGCTTTGGCAGGGAGGGCAGGCTTTGATACTATGCCCTTAAAGCTGTTTTCTTTCGCCCAGGTAGCTAAAGGTTTTGTTTTGTCAATATAAACCGCCTTGTAGTCTTTATAGGCCATCTGCTGCGGGATGTAGAGCGTTTTGCCATCGTTCCCCTTGGCTATTCTCTTTCCACTCTGTCCGCCTTTCCCGACTCCTAAGCTCCCGATAATGGTGCTTCGGCAATGGGGATGTAAGGGCGGCAAATTATCGCCAGGGCTGGCCTCCTCTACCGGAACGATACTTCCATCATGGCTCCTGCATTTCTGACTGGTTCGGCTGTCAAGCGTAGCAACGAATTTATAAAACTCCATGCCGCTATCCTTGATGCTGTCCAGATTGGCTTGATTGTGAACATAATTCAGCTCCGTCCTTACCAAACGGGTGGCCTCATATTTGCCCACGCCCATTCTGTCCTGCACCATCTTGGAGAGCTTAGGCACCGATACGCCCCTGTGAACGCTGTCAAAAACTGTCTGCTTGATGGTTTCTGCCAGCTTTTTTTGGTTATCCCAAATCCTTGCGGAATAGTTCTTCCCGCTCCATGGGGTTCTCAGTACATCCTCCAGCCTTTTGTTGTCCACCGCCGAAATCGTGCCATGAATGCCGGCTGTTTTGCCAATCTCAAATAAGCCTTTATAGTAGTTGTCGCGGTATGCTTCGCTGAGGAAGTTCGTCATACTCTTTTCAACGTGCTCGCCCAGTCTGTTCAGCTCCATAAGCGTTTGGCTATAAAGCTTGTCAAGGCGGCTTATTCTTGAGCGCATCGCCAGCGTGTTGAGTTCTTTGAGGATGGCATTATTATTCTGAGCAAGGTGATTGTATTCCTCCAGAGTATAACGCCACTCCTTAAACTCGTTCCCTTTTAGCAGAGCCGTGGCCTCTTTTAGACTCAGGCCGTTCTCTTTGGCAAACCTTCCATACAGGGCGGCAATATCGTCCTGTATCTTTTGGGCAGATTGACGGTATTGGCGTGCCAGGTCTTTTTCAATTTTTTCGCGGCTCTGTTTGTACCAGTATTCCTCGCGCTCGGTTGCCCTGTCCTTCCAATAGTTTTCGTCTTTCTTGCCCATCGGCTATACCTCCGATTAAATCTTATGCTTGAAGCAAACCATGCGGATTGCTTTGGGCTCGTAAACACGTTCCCAGTTCTTAGCGTTGGCCAGTTCGGCACGGCTGACAGTTTCAGCATTGGCACGAACAAGGTTGGTGAATTTAATTCCGCGCGGGTGGAGGATGAACGCTTTGCGGTTGATGAGATAATCAACACCGGAGCCCAGCTTCTTATCGCGGTCGAGTTCGGTCGGAACAAAGCGGACAGGGGAGCCATTGCCATATGCCACAGCGCCATTGCCAAACAGGTAGGTGGTGTAAACGCCATTTGCTACGGGGCAGCCATCATCGACAATGACACGACGGCCCTGGTACGTATCGAATTCCACGCTCGTGGAATCACGTTCCGTCTGAATGAGGTTCTGTTTCTTCAAATAAGCCTTAGTTGCAGAGTGCATAACTACGGCCGTGAGTTCGCCCTGTGCATCGCCCAGGAGCTGGCAAGCATCGATGAAAGCGGATGCCGAAATCTTGGCAGCGTTACCCGTTTCGCCGGAAATATCGAGGATATGGTCAGCAAGCGGGGTTACTGTGTTGCTGTTCGTATCCGTATAGGAGCCAAACACACCATTAAGCGTGTTGATAAGCTCTTTCTGCATATCACGAGCCCAATATCTTGCAACAAGGGAGCCAATAGCCGCCATGGGGTCCTTGCCTGCCAGTGCTGCGGAAAGGTCCGTGGCGCTCCACATTTTAGCTCGGCGGATGGTCGTGGACACATCAACTTTGCTCGTAATCTTGGCGGCCGTAAGTTCGGCACCTTCGACAACGTTTTCGGAATCACCGCTCAAATCCTCGAAGAAAGGCATATTGTGGAGCGGAGCCGCTTCACTTGCGAGGCGGTCAAAATCTGCGGAATGAGCGACAATGCCGCTCGTGAACAATGCGGAAAGCTCCATGGTTTTCTGCACCGTGTACGGCGTGAAAAGCTCAGGAACAATAACATCTGCTAAAGTAGTACCCATTATTTAATCCTCCTTAAATCGTCACACCCGCTTCGGCAGCCATAGCGCGTGCCTGTTCCGGGTTTTCTCTAAACATCTTGCCCTGCTCCGTCAAGTTGTAGGTTTCTTTCTTAAACGGATTGGTGGCCGGCGTATTCGGGCCGCCACCATTCGGGCTATACTGCGGATTGTTGCCGCCCTGCGGGTTCTTGAAAAGGAAGCTCTTATCCTTCTTCAATGCCTCCACCTGCTCGGTCAATCCTGCGACTTTGCCATCTTCGCCTAAGATGACTTTGCCTTTGTCGATAAGGCTTGCCACAATGTCGGCATCCTGGGCACTGTCAGCGATTGCCAGCTTGATGGCAGTATCGATTTTCAGCGCCTTGGCCTGCTCCTCGAAAGCGGCTTTCTGCTCTTTATTGGCAGCCTGCAGTTCTTCAATCTGTTTTTTCAAGCCCTCATTATCGCCTACGGATTTTTTGAGGCTTGTGAGCTGTTTGTCACGTTCCGCCAGCTGTTCGGTCAGCGACTTTTTGCCCTCGTTCACTTCGTTGAATCTGCTAAGAGGAACGAATTCGGTCCCCAAAAAGGTTTTCACAGCCTTTTCGGCCTCATCCATCTTATCCTCAGCAACACCAATATTTTTAAGCAATTCTTTAATGTCCATTTTTCCCTTTTCTCCTTTTACGGTTTTTAACGTGGTAGCCTGCCACTAACAGGATGGGATAGGCTCATCACTTCGCCTTATCACTCTTACCTTTTCCCTTGCCGCCATCTTTGCCCTCTTTGGCCTGTTTCGGCACATCATAGGGCTTACCCTCGGCAAGAGCTTTCTGCACCAGCTGAATGACACCATTTTCATTGGAGCCATCCATCACCGCAGAAATTGGAAAGTCCTGCCCGAATTTGCGGGCATACTCACACAATAACTCAAACATTCTTTTCACCTCCCTCCCCAGCATTGTCACCTTCATTGTTGTCCGACAAATCACCGCCGTAGATATTGGAGGCCTCAAGCTCCTCCTGCCGTTCCTTCTCTATCTGTTCGATTTCCTTTTCGGCATCCTCGACAAAAGGATGATTTTTCAGGATGGTTTTCTTTGAGATAACACCCACAGAATCGGAACACATAGAGGCAAGCTCGGCATCGTTGCGGATGCTTGTCCTTGTCCATGTCTGGATAATCTGCCCCACTTCTCGGCCTTTGCTCCGGCAGATGGCACGCACCAGGTCGGCCAGTCCGATGCGGAATTCAGTTTCCAAAAGGCCTGCTTTGATTTCAAGCAGTGCATAAAGGAATTTCATCGCCTCGCCACTGGTAGAATCAAGTCCCTGCTGCTGGGGGTCGATGCCTTGGCCAGTATCAAAGATTGCCTTCCGTGTCAGCTCCAGCAGTTTATCGCGGGCCTCGACTGGGATATCAATATTCAGAGTCGAAACACCACTCTTATCTCCGTCGCCGGAGGATTGAACCTGTATCGACTTGTAATATTTGAGGTCAGATAAGAACTGCCCCATATCCTGCCCGCCGTAGTTGGTGAGAATCAAGATAACTTCCTGTATATCCTCCAAATCGTCCACGAATCCGCTGAATGTCTTATCGTAGGTATCAATAAGGCGTTTCACCGCATCGAGGTCGCGGGTGGCTATATTGTTGTTGAGGAAAGGGATGAAAGGCACACGCCCATAATTATGGACCATCGTGTTTTCCGCCCCTGTCAGCCCTGCAACATAGAAGTCCGTAAACATCGGATAATAGCTCAGCGCCTCGAAATCGTCGGATGTTCTCTTTCTGAAGGTTTCGCAGGTGGTATCTGTCCAATACTCATAAATGTCCCAGGCATCGCCCTGCTCGTCATAATCGGTGTAGACTCGCAGCACCGCCAGCAACTTCTTATTGAGCTTTCGGCTCCACACAGGGATAATCTGAGCACTCGGCACAACACCATAATCAAAGCCATCTTCATCCTGCCAGTAGTGGAGCCATGCCACGCCTGCATTGCTGGCATTGACACACAGCTCTTTGATTTTCTGCGGATATCTGTCTCCCAATGTTTCAGCTACCTGCTTATTGAGGGTATCATCCCCCACATCAAACAGAGGCGGGGCCGTGAACATATAGGCCGCTTTCTGATTGACCAAAAGCTGATAGAACGAAAATGGGATTTTATTGTCAGCGCTCCGCAGCGGGTTCTCTCCCGCCTGGGCATCTTTGTG